CCCGAAGAGGGTGGCGAAGGGGAATGGGAAATCCTCGACCGCAACGGCAGACCAGCACCGTGGCTGGAGCGCAAGATGACCGAGAACGATCACGACCGGATGAGCCGGGAAATCTTTAACCACATGGAGAACCAATATGAACACGACGACTACTGAATCCAAACGAGCCCGCCGCCGAACTTTCAAAGAGGTGGCCAGCGCCGCGCATGCCAAGGGCTGGAGCGAGGGCCGCGAGCAGGGCCGCAAGGACGTTGAAAAAGACTATGACGCGCTGTTGGCCACGAACCTCGAGCTGGGCCGCAGCGTGATGGCATTGGAAACCAAGCTGGCCAACGTGTCCCTGCGCAAGCTGGCCTGGTCACGGATCACGGGGCTGTTTGGAGGCAAGTCATGACATTCACAGAATGGTGGCAAGACTTGAGCAAGGCCGAGCAGAAATCCATTGGCGAACACAACGCCAAGTACGTCTGGGAAGAATGCCAGAGGTACACCCTCATGACCATCCAGGATGCCTGCAAGGCCCAGGTGGCCTATGACGAAGGGTTCAAGCAAGGGCGCGAGCGCTTTGAGATCAAGCTGGCCGGCTGGACCCTCACACCAGGCGTGCAACCCGGCATGATATGGATCAGCGATGCAGGTGGCGAGGGCGGAGACTTTCACATCCACGAGCTGGCGCAGGTCATCGGCATGTTCTACAAGGGGAAGTTCTGATGAGCATTGAAGCAATGGAGCAGGCGCTGGAGAAGGTAACGCTTGGAGAATACTTGCGCGGCTTACGGCTGTGTCAGACCAATATGTCATTGGAGAAGATGTCAGAAAAAATCGGTTGTGCAAAGTCGTATTTGTCGGACGTTGAGAACGACAAAGTAATGCCTACGCTTTTAAAGGCGGCGATCATGGCGAAGGCTTACAAAACAAGTCTGAATCAGATGGGGAAATACCTATGACCGACTGCAAACACGACTGGCACTTCATTGAAGGCACCGAGCGGCTGCAGTGCAGACGATGCAAAGCGGAGACTGGACCACGGACCTATGACCAACGGGTCCAGGACATGCTGCAAGATGTCACGGTCATGGGCAGCGCCTGGAGCAAAGATGGCGAGCGGATTGACCCGCTGAGTGTGTACAGGGACTTTGAGCCCGCACCTGTGCGGGAGCCTGTGGCGTATTTGTGCGAGAACGCAGTTGGTCACAAGTACTTCCGATGGAAGAAGCCATCAAGTGAATTCAAGCCAACTGCCCTCTACATCACACCACCCGCAGCACCTGACCTGCAAGCCGAACTTGATGCCACCAACAGGCAGGTGGAAATCCTGAGCGATGCCCTGGCGGAGTCACGGCGGGAGGTTGAAGCGTTGAAGGCTGTGCAGGAAGTGTCTTGGGGTGTTGATTGGGGCAAGGCTGGAGACAAGTCCTGCGCCATGATCATCAAGCGCTTGCCAGATGGCAAGATTGAAGTAGTTGCTGTGGAGTATGAACCATGACCCTTGAAGAGCTGAAAGCCCTGCCGCTGCAATACACCTTCGGCTACAGCGCAGACGGCCATGCCTTGCGTCAGTACATCAGCGATGACAACAAGATTGCCAAGCAGGTCTACACCCCACGCGACAAAAAAACCGGCAGGTGGGGCAAGGGCCAGACTACCTACAAACTGATTGAAACAGGCGAGGAGTTCGACACACTGGTTGGACTGCTGGCCGCGATAAACAAGGAGAAGCCATGACCAAATGCCAACACCGCTGGATACTGACCCCCGTGCCAGACCGCAACCATTACCGCTACCAATGCGCCAGATGCAACGAGACGGCCTGGGCAACGCTCAAGGGGAAACAGGAATGAAATGCAATTGCCACCCCGACAGCCCATTCCACTGGGCCCGCGTGCCACGGCCCAGCATCTTCGTCAAGGACATCGCGTTCCGGGCAAAGACCGCACAGACCTACGACAACCTCACCAGAGAGGAAAATGTCATAGCCTACAAACAGTTCAGCATCCACAGCCGGGCCCACCCCAAAGTCAAGCCCAGCAAAAACAAACACGAGCTCTGAAAGGAAATCCCATGCGAATCGCTACCTTCTCCACCGACAACCCACCACAGCCCCTGACCTGCCTGGAAACGGCCGAGTACATCCAAAGCCTGCGCAGGAGGATCGAAGTACAGAACGACCTTCTCGAAGCACTGGCCAAGGAAGTCGAGAAGCACAAGACAGAGGTCGAGAAACTCGCCCTCGATCTGGGGATCAAGGACGGCGGACCCGGCAAAGGCTGGGTCCAAGTGACCACATGAACACCGAAAGCCTCGAAGAAGGCCTGATCCGCGAGCTGGCCGCCACCATGCAAATGGTCCAGGTCATCTGCATCACCATCGACGGCGTCAAAGTCATGTGCCTGGGGCCCGTGCTCCACGTGCCACCCGCCGGCCTGTTCGTCGGCGACGTCCAAGAGATTGAGTTCGGCGAGCTGGTGCCCAGCCACCTCGCAGCCAAGCTGCTGGATGGCGAGTACAGCAAGAGCATGGGCGTGCAGTAGAGCGCTGGGCATGCGGATAGGGCAAGGGCTCGTGGTCCACGGATCACGGGCCCTTTTGCATGGTTTGTTAGGGTTTGTACCAGGATAAAGGAGCGCGGACCACGGGTCTTACGGCAATTTGCGCTTTTACATAGACTTTTTTAGGGTAAGAGTGTTTTTTTATTTTTTTTTTTGAAATTAGACGTAATAGACGTAATGGTGTAATAGTTGAATGAAATCAATGAGTTACGAGAACACAGTACATTACACATAGTCAATAGGTGTAATTCACATAAAATGCGCGCGCGATCGTTTTTTTGAAAAATAAAAACATACATCTATCAAAAAAAGTCTATAGGAACCCTGAATTTGCCATTGAAGGCCCTGTGGTTGCGTTGACTGTGAACTTGTTGCACAATGTAGCCATGAAACTCGAAAAGAACATCCCTTTGCCCGGCGGCGTCGACCCCCGAGAGCGTTATCCCTTCCCTGACATGCACGTGGGGGATAGCTTTCTGGTGTTGGACGCCACATGGATCAAGAACTTGCGCAGCGCTGCCTACATGTACAGCAGGCGGCATCCTGGCACCAGATTCACCTGCAGACGGCACGGCGAAGGCTGGCGGCTGTGGAGGGTTGCCTGATGAGCAAGGACGACAAGTTCTTGGCAGGCAAAAGCCTGGGCGGCCGTCCGGCGGTGGTTGAAGAGCGGTTAAACCGGCCGGTTAAGCCCCATAAGCCCAAAGTCCTGTCACCCCAGGAATGGAAGTTTGTGGAAGAGTTTGCCGCAGGTGATGGGCACGTCACTTTGAAAGAGGCGGCCCTGCGCGCTGGGTACAGCAGCAGTTGGGCGCAATCCCGGGCCAGAGAGCTGACCGACCCCGACACGAACCCGCACATCGTGGCCGCGATCCAGGAGCGAAGGCGCGAGCTGGGCGAGAAGTACGCCACCACGTTCGAGCGCCACATGCGCGACCTCCAGGTCATCCGCGACCAGGCTTTGACCGCTGGGGCCTATGGCGCCGCTGTCCAGGCTGAATATCGCCGTGGCCAGGCCCTGGGCACCATCTACATCGACCGCAAAGAGATCAGGCACGGCACGATCGACAGCATGTCCAAGGAAGAGGTGCAGCGCAAGCTGGAAGAGATCAAACGCCTGTACGGTGGCCAGGCCGGGCCCATTGTGGACGTGACCCCCAAGCAGATCGAAGAAGAACCTGAAGAGGAAGACACCAATGGCCCTGAAACCGGAAGCGAACCTGTACAAGAGGGTCCGGGAAAATATCCCAAACTGCCATTTCACCCGGATTGAATCCCGGGTCAACCTGGGCATCCCTGATGTCCTGATGGCATTCCCGCACGGGGTGTTTGTGATGGTCGAGCTCAAGGTGGTCAAACGAGGCCGCAAGGTCAACCTGTCGCCCCACCAGGTGGCCTTCCACATCAAACATGCCGACCTGAACTGCCCGACATACATCCTGGTGCAATATCACCCGCCGGGCACCGCCCATGCCAGCAAGTCCGAGCTGCTGCTGTACTGTGGCGAGCAAGCCATTGACCTGGTCAACCTGGGAATCGACACACCCGCGCTCGCGCGATGGCCATGGACGGGCATCAGCTGGGCCGAGCTCAGAAAACATTTGGTGGATAGTTGAGTTGTATGTAAAAGTTGTGCTAGGATCACAAACACCTGGATGGCCAGGCATCACAGAAAGAGAGAAACCTATGCGACCGTCAGACCGTCGAGCGCTTGAACACGCCCGAAGACAAACCCCGACCGAACCTGTAGAAGAGAAGCCGACCGGCGGCCTCATTGCCCGCCTGTTCGGTTTTTGGCTGTTCCACAAAATATTTGGTGGAGGTAGTTGACAAGTTGATAAAAGTAGATTTAGAATGCAACCAGGCCGAGCGATCCGTGAGGCCGTAACCCAGAAAGAGAGAAAGACATGGAATTCAACACAATCATGCAGGCCCTTGTGAAAGACATCGCCGAGCAGCTGCGCCCCATGGTGGCCGAGATGGTTCGCTCAGAGATGGCGAACACCGACGGAGACAAGGCCCTGGAAACCATCGCCGACAATATTGACCTGTCCAAACTGGCCGGGCACATCAACCTGGCGACCCTGGCCGGCGAGCTGACCGATAGCCAGCTGACAATCATCGCGGGTGACGTTGACCTGTCCGACCTGGCCGATGAATTCGACGGGGACAAACTGGCCGAGCATATTGACCTGGACAGTCAGCTCAACGAATGGTTTTCTAATCAGTCCTTCACAATCCGACCATAAGGGGCCAGCATGAAAACACAAACGAACATCCAGAAAGTAAACCACCTGATGATCATGAACCCGGGCGGCCCGCTGGCCCAGGCTTTTATCATTGAAGCCGTTCGCCGTTATGCGGCCGAGCTGGTCGAAGCCGGGCGGCCCGAAGATAACCCGCGCGCCCTCATCAACCCGGTGGCCTGGCATGCGACGGCCGTGGCCCTGGCCGATCAGATAGACCACTGGCGCGACCAGTGACCAAAAACAAAAACCCGGCCGAGCGCCGGGTTTTTTATTTGTAGGTTGTTGACAAGTGGATAAATGTTAGACTAAAATTCAAGCCAGGCCAGCGACCCGCTAGGCCGTAACCTAGAAAGCGAGAAAGAACATGCTCAAAACCGTGAAAAATTCGGCCAACAAAAAAACCGGTCCGATCGCCGTAACTTATCGGGCCGGTGGCCATAACGTATTCGGCACGTGCCCGAAAACTTGTGCGCTCAATCCCCAGGGCGACCACGCGGCCTACCTGGTCGATGCGGATTACCTGGCCGCCGTTCGCCAGGCCGTGCCCCGTAATGGCCAGGCCTGGGCTTACTCGCATTTTGCGGCCGAGCTGTTGCCAGTGCCAGCACCTGGCGAGACCGTGATCAATGCGAGCTGTGACACGATGGCCGACGCGGTGGCCGCCGTTCGCCTGGGCCGCCCTGCCGTGGTGGCCGCCCCGGCCGGTACGGTTTGGCCGTATACCCTGGACGGGGTTTTGTTCGCACAATGCCCGGCCGAGCTGAGCGAAGATTTTGATTGTGCCCGGTGCGGCGGTGGCCGCCCGTTGTGCGCACGTGGTGATCGTGATTTTGTTGTGGTGTTCGTCGCCCATGGTAGCGGGGCCGCCCTGGTCGGTGCCGACCAGGCGGGCGGGTGTTATGGTAACGGCGGCCCGGTCCGCCTGGCCTGGGAATCGACGCGCAAAACCGGCGACGCCAGCGACGGCGCGGCCCTGGTGCGCTTCGCCCGTTCGCTGCCCCCGGGCTCGCTGCTGCGCCACCATGTTGTCGGCGACCTGGGAAAGGCCGCACAATGAAAACCGCCCCCGAGCTGCTGCGCGATCAAATGCCCCTAGTCCGTCGGGTCCTGGCCGACCTGGCCGGTTATGGGTACACCCCCGGGACCCCCGAGCACAACACCGCGTTTGGCGAGCTGATACGCTTCTACCGATGGTGGGGACTGGACGCATAAAATATTTTTTGTGCACTTGTTGACAAGTGGATTTTTATTAGACTAAAATTCAACCGTCGGGGGCTTTTCCCCGGCACCTAACCAAAGAAAGCGAGAAAGATATGGCTCACATGATCGACACCACCACCGGCCGCGCCGCGATGGCATACACCGGGCAAACCCCCTGGCACGGCCTGGGCCAGGCCCTGACACCTGGCGCGGATATTGACACCTGGACCCGCCAGGCCGGGTTAGCTTATGACGTGCTCGAATCCCCCGTTAAGTATTCGACCCCGGCCAGCACCGACCTGCAAACCTGGCCAGCGCGCAAAGTGCTGCACCGTTCTGACACCGGCGCGCCCCTGGCCGTGGTGTCTGACTCGTATAACGTGGTGCAGCCTGGCCAGGTTATGGATTTTTTCCGCGAGCTGGTCGAGCTGGGCGGGTTTCAGATGGAGACCGCCGGGGCCCTGAGCGATGGCCGCCGGGTTTGGGCCCTGGCCAGCGTGGGCGACGCGGCCCCCGTGGTCGCCGGTGACCTGGTCAAGCCTTACTTGTTGCTCGGCACGTCATACGATGGCACCATGGCCACCGTGGCTAAATTTACCGCGATCCGCGTGGTTTGCAATAACACCATTACCGCCGCCGTCGGTGGCTACAGTGGCGGCCGCGTGATCCAGGGCGAGCGTGAGATAAATAACGGTTATTTAAAATCGGCCGTTCGCGTGCTGCATTCTGAGCGCTTCGATCCTGAATCGGTCCGCCTGCAGCTGGGCATTGTGGCCAATGCATTCGAGGGCTTTTTGGTCCAGTCTCGCCAGCTGGCCGCGTCGCCGATGGATCAGGCCGCCGCTGATGATTTTGTGGCCGAGCTGTTGCGCCCTTATCACACCAGCGCCCGGCCGGTGACCGAATCCCGGGCTTATGTCCGCATCATGCAATTATTTAACGGGGCCGCTATCGGCTCGGACCTGGCCGGGGTCGCCGGGACTCGTTGGGCGATGCTCAACGCGGTGACCGAGCTTGTCGATCATGAGCGCGGCCGTTCGAATAATACCCGCATGGAATCCGCCTGGTTTGGTGCTGGTGCAGCGCTTAAGGCGCGCGCCGCCGACTTGCTGGCCGTGGGGGTTTGATCATGCGCACCATTGAATACACCAAAAAGCCGAGCGGCCCGACGCTGCGAGCTGCGATCCGCAAAGCCCTGAACGATGGCGAGACCTGGGTGCAATTGACCTGGGGCGAAAATCAAATAACGGTCGAGCGTGGGCCGTGGGGCCTGGACGGTCGCGGCTGGATCGGCCGCCATGGTGGCCAGGACCTGGCGAACGAGTTTCGCATGCGTTGACCTGGTCGCCCTGGTCACCGAGCCCGGCCGCGTGCCGGGCTTTTTATTTGTTGACCAGGTGAAATTTTTTAGACTAAAATTCAAGCCCCGGCCACGGTGGCCGGGATCAACCTAGAAAGCGAGAAAGTATGAGCTGTTTTGTTGTGTCTGATTTCCACGTTAACGCCCTGGTCGCCTGGGGTCTTCGCCATGGGGCCATCGTGGGCATAAGCCCCGACGCCCTGGCGCATATGCTGGCCAGTGCTAACCGGGCCGCATATGCCGAGCGCTACCAGGACGACGACCAGGTCGAGCCCTTCGCGGGTTTCGACCGGTCCGTCGATCCGTCGCACCTGGCCCCGGTGGCCATCGTTAAGGCGTGCGATTGTCTCGACTACCAGGCCAGCGACTGGTCGAGCTGGTCCGGGGCCGGGTCCGAGCCGGCCGCGCACCTGGCCGCGATCCGGGCCGCCGCCCTGGCCCTGGCCCTGGCCGGTCACCGTATCGCCGCCGGGCCGAATGCTGGGGGCCTGGAATACGGCCGCGAGCTACCTGGTTATGACACGGCCGCCTGGCACCTGGACGAGCCCGAGCCGGCCGACCAGGTGGCCGATCGCCTGGCCGCCGCCCTGGCCGCCCTGACCGGCCCCGAGCTGGCCGCGATCCGCTCGGCCCTGGCCGCCGTGCGTGGGGTGACAGCATGAGCGCGCGCCTTCGCCTGGTGCAGCTGGTGCGCCTGGCCGATGCAGGCCTGGTGCGCGTCGCCTGGTCGGCGACCTGGTCCGAGTACCAGGTAAAAGCCACGGCCGCCGATGGCCGCCTGGTGGCCGAGTACTTCACCACCGACCGGGCCGATGCCCTGGGCACGGCCGATCACTTGCTGGCCGCCCTGGCGAGCGCTGCAGGGGTCCCGGCTTAGCGCGCCGGTTTTGCTCGCCCTGGACCCGGCCGCCGTGCCGGGTTTTTTTTCGTCGGTATCGGACCTGGCCGCCCTTACTGGTGCGCGCCCTGGGCAATCCAGGTCGATCGCCTGGTGGCCGTACCTGGTCCGCGTGCCGGGCCGACCGACGCGTGATCCGTGCGCCTGGTATCGCTCGCCCTGGTGCCTGGTCCGTGGTCCCTGGACCTGGTGCAGCTGGCCGCGATCCGCTCGCCCTGGTGCGCGCTACCTGGTGCGCGATCCGTGGGCCGTGTTTGTGTTTGTGTCGACCAGGTGCCCCGTGTTTGTGACCAGGTGACCAGGATCACAAACACCCCGGGCCGTGGTCCGTGGTCCGCGTGCCTGGCGCCGGTGGCCATGGGCCGCGCGCCCTGGTGCCTGGTGCGACCCCCCACGCACCCCGGGGCCAGAAAAACGGGCCCCGGTCGCGGGCTGCGCGGGCTTTAGCCCGATTTCACACGGTATGTTTCACGTGAAACACTTTTCGACCCCCAAAGAAAAAAGGGCCCCCTTTGTCAACAAAGTCAACTCGTGTCAAAATATTTGCAATTTCAAAACGAAACGGACCCCATGATCCCTGAAGAAATCGACGCGGAACGACTCAAACTCGAGTACCGGCTCGCGCAGCTTGATACGCAAGACAAGGCCCGCACCAACTTCATCGACTTCGTGCGCTACGTGTGGCCCCAGGCTTTGCTCGGTGAGCATCACACCGTGATGGCCAAAGCCTTTGACCGGATCGCCAACGGCACCTTGAAGCGCTTGATCATCAACATGCCCCCTCGGCACACGAAGTCTGAGTTCGCGTCCTATCTCCTGCCGGCGTACCTCATGGGCCGTGATCCGCGAACCAAGGCCATTGAAGCAACGCACAACAGCGAGCTCGCCGTGCGCTTTGGCCGAAAGGTCCGTGACCTGATGGACATGGACACCTACAAGGAGGTGTTTCCGGATGTGACCTTGAAGCAGGACTCCAAGGCTGCTGGCCGGTGGGACACGAACCTTGGCGGGGAATACTTTGCCGTGGGTGTGGGCGGCGCGATGACTGGACGGGGTGCGGACGTTTTGATCATTGACGATCCCCACTCAGAGCAGGACGCGATGAGCGCTTTGGCTTTGGACAATTGCTGGGAGTGGTACAGCTCTGGCCCTCGTACGCGCCTGCAGCCAGGTGGTGCGGTGGTGATTGTGATGACGCGCTGGGGGACGAAGGACCTGACGGCGCGTTTGATCAAGGCGCAGAAATCGCGGAACGCGGACCAGTGGGAGGTGATCGAGTTCCCGGCCATCTTGCCTAGTGGTAAACCCTTATGGCCGGGGTTCTGGAAGATCGAGGAGCTAGAAAGTGTCAAGGCTTCCTTGTCAGTTCAAAAGTGGAACGCGATGTACCAGCAGCAGCCCACGAACGATGAGGGTGCGATTTTGAAACGGGAGTGGTGGAAAGTCTGGCCAAAGGATGATCCGCCGATCGTGAACTACATCATCCAGTCTTTGGACACGGCGTATTCCAAGAAGGAGACGGCTGACTTTTCTGTCATCACGACGTGGGGGGTGTTCTACCTGAACGAGGACTCGGGGGCCTCGATCATCTTGCTCGATGTCAAGCGCGGCAGGTGGGACTTCCCGGAGCTCAAACGTATCGCGAAGGAGCAGTATGACGTTTGGCAGCCTGACAACGTGCTGATTGAAGCGAAGGCCACGGGTACAACGCTGCAGCAGGAACTCAGGAAGATGAGCATTCCGGTGACGATGTATTCGCCTGGCGGGCGGCGCGCGGGCCAGGACAAGGTGTCCAGGGCCAACGCGATTGCTCCTGTGTTCGAGGCCGGGATGGTCTGGGCCCCGGACACGGAGTGGGCGGAGCTGTTGGTTGAAGAGTGCGCGGCGTTTCCGAACGGGGACAACGATGACATGGTGGACAGCACGGTGATGGCGATGGACAGGTTCCGCAGGGGCAACTTCATCAGCTTGCACACGGATGACCAGGACGAGGGAAATAGCTCTGAGGGAGCGCTTGTGCCGGAGTACTATTGACGCTTAAAATGAGGGAACTAATTCCTCGGCTGGGGCGCTATGAAATACACCACTTTGTCGGATGACGACATGGACAATGTCCAGAAGTTTGCTTTTGGCGGCATTGCCAACCCCATTCAACGGCCGTTCCTGCGAGCAGCGGACCGTGATTATCTCGCCGCGCGCCAGGCAGAGTTGGACGCATTCGAGGAGCAGCGCCTGGCGTACAACGCAGGGCTGACCAAGTACCAAGAAGAGGTTTACAAGCCGTACCAGCAGCAGGCCCAGGCCTACAACGCAGCGGCGCAGCAGTACAACACGGAGGTCTACGACCCGTACCAGCAGCAGTACAGTGCGTACGAAAAGGCCGTGGCGGATTACAACGCGGGGCCCCGCACCGCTGACTATGCGGGTCCGGCCGAGCCGACACTGGCAAGGGCGTTTGAGATGCAAGCGCCAACCGCTCCAGGGTCCTTTGACATGTCAGCGCCTGTCCTGCCGTTTAAGGAGGAAGAGGTGCAAGCTCGTCAGCAGCAGGCCGCTGAGACAGCGCGCAAGGACGCGGGCAACCGCGCCACAGCGATCAACGTGGTCAGCAACCCTGATCAGTTTGGTTTCGGCTCGATGTCCATCAGCAACCGGTTCATGGCCGAAGGCGGCCCTGTGAACAAGGAGCTCAGCGCCCGTGACATGTTGGACAAGATGCCTGACCCCAGGGAAGAGGCGTCTGTGCAGCGCATGATCCGTGAAGTGAGCGCCGGCGGCAAGATGACCGAGGAACAGGTCATGGCAGCTGTGGACCGTGTCTCGGCAGCAGGCCGTGGCGGGGACGAGCTCTTGGCGTATCTGTCGCCCGAGTCCATGGCCTTCTTGAAATCGCGCGGCGGCGCTGGCACAACCAACCCACTCACAGGTTTGCCCGAGTTCAAAGGCCGCCGGAGAAGGGCCGCTCCACCGCCAGAACCAGCGCCCGTTGCTGCTCCCGCCGAACCGGTGATGGAGATGGATTCTGATTACTACGCTAAACAGCAGCGCGAGGAGAGAAATCCCCCTGCTCCAGCTATTCGCCTTCCGGCGGAAATTAGCGAACCCCAACCTGCTACCCCTGCCGCCCCACCTCCGCCCACGGCTGCTGAGCTTATGGAGCAGTTGCGCGTGGCCAACGAATCGCGAGCCGCTGCCGAGGCCAAGTACGCTGCTGACCTTAAGGCGCAGCAAGAGTCTGCCGCCCAGGCACAGAAGGAAGCCATTGCCGCAGCCTTGAAAGCGGATGCTGAGAGCCGCGCCAAGATGATTGCAGCACCTGTTCTCGGTACTTCTGCGCCTGCTTCTGCGCCTGCGCCTGTCGCAGCTCCCCCTGCCCCTGTTTACACGCCTCCTCCCGTGGTCGCTCCACCTCCGGTAGTTGCGCCTCCTCCCGTGGTTGTTTCTCCGCCACCTCCACCACCGCCTCCCGCCCCCGTCATCCGAGACCCGCGCGCCGTGCAAGGCCAGGCAGGCAGCTCCGCCTCTCAAACCACTATTGGCCCCAACGCCGCAGCGTTTTTGACGGGCATCAACGCTGCCAGACCTATTGCGCCCGTCAACCTTGGACGACCAGTCTCTGGCATGCCTCGCCCTGTTCCAGGGGGTCAATCCTCGACCCCTGGCGCGCAGCCTCAACAAGGCGGCGGTTTGGACAGAAGCTATCAGTCTCCCGGCATTGCGCAGCCCCAGTTCGTAGACTACACCTCACGTGGCGTGGGCACAGCGCAGCAGAACCTGCCAATGTTTAATGCTTACCAGCAGCGCCAGTTCCAGCAGGCAACCAATCCCAGCAACTACTTTGCCCTGAGCCAGCCAGGCACGGGCAACGCCCCGGGAACCATGGCCATCGGCTCACGCAACGCCCCGCTGCCTGGCGCGATCAACACCATGAGCGCGATCGACGCCAACCCCAACCTGTCCCCTGGCATGCTGGGTGGCCAGCAGAACGCGGGGATCATGACGGATCGCTTGGGCAATCGGATTTACGCTCCGGCCATGCCCGTGTACCGCTTTGCCAAAGGTGGCCTGGCAGAGGTCAACGCCTTGAACATGGCGGAGGATAACGAGGACCCAATCAACACCGACCCGTTAGGCTCGGCCCAGCAGTTTATGTCTCAGCTGTCGCAGGCGGACAAGCCTTCGCCCAGCCGACAAAGCGTCAAGCGCGTGGCCAAGAACTCCGGCGGCGCAGAAGCGCCCAAGGAGATGGGCATGAAGACGGATTCTTTGTCCACGGCCAAGGACTTTGTGCCGCAGCTGTCGAACAAAGGCTCCTCGCGCCAGCAGATGGAGGAGCTCGCACGGGCCTACCAGCTCAAGATCAACGCCGCCAAGAACAAGGCCCGGGGCCTGGCGGCCGACACCTTTGGCGCGCCTACCTTGGAAGGTCCGTCGCTGACCAAGAGCAACTTGACGGCCAAGCGCTTTAACAAAGGTGGTGAGGCAAAAAAGCCTGAGGCCGAAGTGGCAGAACCCAGCCTCTTCGGTGTGAGCGACTACGCCACCAAGGCCTCGGCCAAGATGTTCCCGGACCAGATGGGCCAGGACGACCAGCGCGACGCGGCCCGTCACATGTTGGCCGCTGGCAGCGTGGCGCGCAAGTACGGCCCCAAGGCAGCGGAGCTGCTGGGCAAGGCTCACGAATACACGAGCAACCCACAGACGTTCTTTTCTGCGCTGGGCATTGGCCAGCCGCGTGACGATCTGCCCTACGATGTGCACAACAACCGCATTGGCGCGGAGCTCGCAGCGCGGGCCGCGAGCCAGGCTGAGTTGGAAGCGCTGGTCAAGGCCATGGCACTGCAAGCGCAGACCAAGCAGACCAAGGACAAGCCGTACATCATGAGCCGCGAGCAGATGCAAGCGCGCAAGGAAAAGGCCGAGAAAGGCATGACCGAGCGCCCCGAGTACCGGTCTAAAAAATAAACAACGTCGACAGTTGATTTGTTGAATAATACACAGCTGCAAGCGTAAGGAACAAAAATGGCAATCGAAAAAGCAATGAACCCGCTGCCCTCACTTGAGGTGGTGATCGGCGGTGGAGGCATTCCAAAGCCTGAATCGGACATCGAAATCATCATTGAAGAGGATGGCGGTGCCACCGTGGAGATGGGCGAGCAGGACGCCGAGGAGGTGGACTTCTACGCCAACCTGGCAGCCGTGATTGACCCTGACGATCTGGCCCGCGTGGGCCTTGAAGTGTCAGCCTTGTTTGAAGCTGACAAGGGCTCGCGCTCCGATTGGGAATCCATGTACGCCAAGGGCCTAGACCTTTTGGGCTTTCGCATGGAAGAGCGCACCAAACCCTTCCGAGGCGCGGCCGGTGCAACGCACCCAATGCTCACCGAGGCCATCATTCAGTTCCAGGCACAGGCCTTCAAAGAGCTCATGCCCGCTGGCGGCCCTGTTCGCAGCCAAGTCATGGGCAAAGAGACGGTGGAAAAGTTCCAGCAGGCCGGTCGCGTGCAGGATTTCATGAACTACCAGCTCACCACGGTGATGCAGGAGTACACGCCAGAGTTCGACCAGCAGCTTTTCTACACTGGATACGGTGGTTCGACCTTCAAAAAGGTCTACTACGACTACCAACTGGGCCGCATGGTGTCAAAACTGTGCCTGGCAGACGACGTTTACATCCCCTACAACGGCTCAAGCGTCGTGTCCCAGTGCCCACGGCTCACGCACCGCATCGCAATGGACTCCAACGAGTACAAAAAGCGCGCCATAGCGGGCGAATACCTGGATGTGGTGGCTGACACGTACGCCACGCCCACCGATCCGAGCCAAATTCAGGGTGCAGTGGACAAAATCACCGGCATTCAGCCCACCACGGACGTGGGCGAGGTGTTTTTGCTCGAGCAACTGGTCGATTTGGACATCCCAGGCTTTGAAGATGTGGACGAAGACGGTGAACCGACGGGCGTGAAGCTCCCATACGTCGTCACTTTGATCGAAGACAGCTTGAAAGTGGTCGGAATTCGTCGAAATTGGAAAGAAGAAGACGAAAAACGCCTGCGCCGCAACTATTACGTGCACTACGTGCTCGTCGAGGGCCCTGGTGCCTACGGTTTGGGCTTTGTGCACCTCATCGGTGGCCTTGGCAAGGCCGCAACGAGCGCCCTGCGCCAGCTGATCGACGCTGGAACGCTGGCCAACCTGCCTGCAGGCTTCAAAGCCAAGGGCGCACGGATCGCGGACGACTCTGACCCCATCCAACCGGGCGAATGGCGCGACATTGACGCTGGCGGCGCGGAGTTGTCAGGCTCGCTCATGCCTTTGCCCTACAAAGAGCCCAGCCAGACGCTGTTTGCGCTGCTTGGTTTCTTGGTGGACGCCGGCAAGCGCCTGTCCAGCACGGCCGACATGCAAATTGGCGACGGCAACCAGTACGCACAGGTGGGAACCACCTTGGCACTGCTTGAGCGCGGCTCCATGGTCATGTCCAGCATCCACAAACGCCTGCACTACGCGCAGACGATGGAGTTCCGCCTGCTGTTCGAGGGCTTTGGCCAGTACATGCCCGACGAGTACCCCTACGAAGTCCCTGGCGCGAGCCGCAAGATCAAGAAGGCGGACTTTGACACCATGGTCAGCGTGCAACCTGTCGCTGACCCCAACATCTTCAGCTCTGCACAGCGCATCCAGATCGCGCAGATGCAATTGCAGCTGGCCCAGAGCGCCCCGAACATGCACAACATGTACGAGGCCTACTACCGCATGTATGCGGCGCTCAACATCCGTGACATCGACGGCGTGCTGCTGCCTCAGAACACCAACTCGCCTCGCGACCCTGCGTCGGAGAACAGCGACGTGCTCAATGGCATGAAGCTCAAGGCCTTTGCCGGCCAACAGCACGATGCGCACATCGCAACGCACCTGATGATGGGCTTGTCGCCTGTCTTGCAGGCCAATCCGATGTCCGCATCCGAGTTGCAAAAGCACATCTTGGATCACGTGCGCTTGAAGGCAGAGGAAGACGTGGAAGCAGACCTGTTCAAGGCCTACGGCACCGATCCCGACCGCATGGTGTCCGCCATCCAGAAGGAAGGCATGGTCGCCATCAAGATCGCGGTCTACATGCAGGAAGTTCGCAAGATGCAGGACGACATGGCCGGGGGCGACGAGGGTCCTGACCCTCTGATCAAGCTCAAGGAAGTTGAAATCCAGCAGCGCGCTCAGAACGACCAAGCCAAGATCGGCATTGACCAGCAGCGCCTGGCTTTGGACCAGCAAAAGCAGCAAGAGAACATGCAGATCAACCGCCAGAAGCTGCAACTGCAGCAGTCCAAGATCAACCAACCAGGAGGCCAGTATGCCGCTTAAAAAAGGTTCCAGTCAGAAGACGATTAGCAGCAACATCGGAGAGATCGTGCGCGATTAC